ATCGCTCTTTTTGAAACGACCACCCCGCCCTTAAGAATCAATCTCAAGAAAGGCGCTTGCCTTGGGCTTCTCTGGCTTTTGGTGGAATTGATCCCTTTAAGGCAGCTTCTATAAATCTGTGATTTCGGAGTTTGTATGAGTTTTGACGCTGAAGGTTTCACTGGAGAAAGCGCAGCATCCATAAGGAAAGAGCAGCTCGAAAATTATGCCGCGCTCTTTACCTTTGCGAATGCATGCTCCAAGCACGCAGTGGAGATAACTCAGCTGTTACCTGAATCAAAGGATCAAACGGAGCTGACCTCACGTCTGTTTTTTGCGCGTAGCACTTCCCAATTCCAGGCGGCAATTTGCCTAGCTGAGAGGGGAATGACGATCGAAGCAATGGTGCTTTGCCGGAGCTTGATGGAGACTTTTTTTGTACTCAATGCACTCGCACAAGGTGTTGTGACGCCAGCAGAATTAGTAAGTCATGATGGCGCCTCAAGAAAGTCCCACGCAAACGCCCTTTTGAACAGAAAAGGTAAATATCCAAATGTTGCCCCCTTTGAAGAAATACTGAAGGAGTTCGTTGCTGAAAAGGCTGAGTCAATCGAGATCAAGCTTTTTGAGTTTGCTCGCAAAGGCAATGCTTTAGCGGCTTACGATGGGTTGTATCGACACCTATCCCATCATGCTGCACATCCTTCGTTATCCGCGGTAGATCCATACCTCGTAGAGTCCAGTGACAAACAGGCTCACGCCCAGTTTCGTCCAATCCTGGATTACACGCCGAGGGCTGTCCTTAGCGCTTGCATGGGAGTTCTGTTGAGTTGCTTTGCATGCGAGAGGTTGGGCATACGAACTCCACAGACCGTTGCAGTCGGCGCCAGTCTTTGGCAGGAATATCAAGTCATCTATGAAACGAACAATCCTTGGGACTGAAAACAACGTTTTTCAGCGGTCCTGGAACAGCTGGAGGTAGGCGAAACTGATCATCGGTCGCCTCTATTGCTGTGAAATCCGTCAAACACGCCACAGCGCCCACATGTTGTGGCTTGCGGGGAATTTAGCCTCTTCCTCTACACAAGAGATCTCCGACCATAAAAGATCATGCGCGCTTTGAAAAACACACTGAAATCAGCGTTTTCCAGTTTTTCGCCCAATGAAACCGGGCACTCCAGCGCCCCCCCCTCCGGGACTGCCCCCTGCGCAGTTGTGCAACCGCGCTGCATTTCCTCTCAAAACTTTGCACTCTGTGAAATTGCCGATCCCCTACGGAGCTCCACGGCCCGCCTGGGCTGCAGGTTCGTTTGAACTACATCCGGATTTGCACAAAAAAAGGACGCAAGGCCCGTCGGCGGGAGGGGGATAAGTGCTTTTTCAGACGTTTATTTCTTCGCCCAGCGGAATTCACCAGCGTGTGCCCTTGCCTGGCCTTGATCTCGTTTCATCGGATCGACATTGCCTCCGCACCTCAATCGATATACTGTTTATTCATACAGTATTTTCAGAATGATTCAGGGGGTGAGCTATGCACGCGGAGCATTTGGCAATTTCGGGTGATCGGACCAGCGCGATTGTCCAGTGGGAATTAATTCTGCGGGACGAAGCCGCACTGCTCGAAAACCCTGGTCGTCACCACAAAACACTACTTATCCAGGCTCACACCCTGCACCGTCTTCAGTTGATCAACCGTGACGATCTTAGCGATCTCCTGGAGCAGGCCGACGGCGCTCTGGCCTATGCAGTGGAAGCACTGTTTGATTGTCACAGTGGCGACCAGGTGGGTTAGTACATGCATATGCTTGTTACCCCTATGAGACGCCAAGGCGTTGCGCTGACGCCTCAGGAACGGCGGCGCTACCCGGCGATACGGGGCAATGTGTTGGTGAACTCAGAAAACAACGTCGAGCTCGGTCGGAGCGCCAATGTGGCTCGGGTGGAAGTGGGGATGCCTCTTGATCCCGATCCGTTGCCACGGCTACTGGACGCGACGCTGTCGGGGATGGCCGTAACCGGTTTTGTCTTGAGCGGGATCGAGTACATTGAAGGGTGTGCCTATGCCCAATCTTGGTGGTGCCGCCAAGGATAGTTCTCAGCTCCGCCGAACTCTGAAAGCGGTATGATGGGAAAGCCAGCCATGTTAATCAATACGATCTCTCGTAATACAATGCACAACTAAAGCCCGTCTCCCCAAAGTAAACCAAGATGGATTACCTAAAGCATGGATCAGAAAAAAACCGCGAAATGCATTTACTGCCCAAGCACAGGTCCGTTCTCTGATGAACATGTATTCCCAGCGGGAATGGGGGGAGACGATAAAAATTTTCTTCTAGTAGACCTGGTATGCGAAAATTGCAACACCGGGATATTTTCGAAACTAGAACTTTCACTAATGAGACGCTCACCGATAGGTCTGGGCAGGCAATTTTTGCAAACTAGAACTCGAGATAGGGGTTCACGCACATCTAGTCCGACGATAGAAACCAAAAGCCATTTTATTCTAGATAAGGAAGGCCGCCTGCTAGAGGCAGAGTATGATAAGAGTGGCGCGCAAACGTTACTTGCTCAATGCATTATTGACGGAGAAAAAATACTTTATACCGCGCAAGACACGCAGCATCTAAAAAAGATGTATCAGACGTTATCCAAAATCCTAGAAGCACCGCGCATAAATCTCATAACAAAAAAAAGATCCGATACGGCGTGCTTTGCAGTAGACATCTACGATTGGGAAGACGATGAATACAAACTAACCTCAACCGATACTTTTGAAAAGCCACCTGCACTGGGAATATGGTTAGAAGCCTTCACGGGCAACCAATCTAATTTTTCTCCGCGTTTTTTTCAAAGACTAGCTGGACAATTAGTGCTTCGAACTGCATCTGAAATAGGCTGTACAAAACTATTAAGAAGCATGAGGAGAACGCTTCCTTCAATGCAAAGCAAGCAAGAAGAGGCAACTGCAAACTCGATCGAACAACCAATTGTTCAGATCGAGATGAGTATAGATGTAGACGGTTCCGAACGAGCTCTAGCAAAAATCGGAATGAATTTTTTGGCATTTACATTCGGCCCATCATTCATTGACCGTCCACAATTCGAAAGCATAAAACAATCGATTTTAACTGGATCTCCAGAACTGCCGTTCTCTTCATTCGGAGAGGGACATGAAAACGTAATAAGTGATTTGTTTGGTAACGTACCAAAGCAGTGCCATTGCGTCATGCTAATGATCGCCCCAACCGATGACGGCCTGTGTGAAATATATTTCAATGCCAGACTATACGGCACAGGAGCATATAAAGTATCGCTTGCCAAACAGTTACCAATAACAGAATTAATTCCGCCCATATACTTTCTTATAAACTACGAAACCAACACCATCACCCCCATGTCTATGCTGGACTATCAATTTAAACATGGAGTTTTAGTTGAACGTTTTCTAGAGGACTTAGATCAAGCTAAAAACCTTGACTAGTGACACGCCCTCCGAGCTCTACCTATTAAAAATTTCATCATTCAAATCTAGTGGTGCACCATCGCTCAATGACCTAAGCTTTAGACCATGCCTTTCTCAAGCTTCTAAATGGAACCTCCAATGCAACAGGTAGAAAAGAAAAAGAAAAAACAACACTATGTATGGCGATTTTATTTAGATGCATGGGCTCAAGATGAATTAATTTACTGCTGGAGAGATGGAAAAATCTTCCGACCCAACATCAAGGACGTCGCACAGGGCCGCTACTTCTATCAAGTGAAGAAATTAAGCGAAGAAGAAATCAACATTGTAAGAGCGTTCATTGAACGGTTTCCACCCCATCTTAAAAAGGTCCACGATAAAATCTTACAGGTATATACCACGCCTCACAAAATCAAAGACCTGTTAAGTTTGCACGATGACGTGCCGATGGATCTAAATAAAATACTAGATGTAATGACATGCAACCTTGAGGAAGAATTACACGCCATAGTTGAAAGCAACTCAATAAAATTCATTGAATCTATAAGGGCTGAAGACGTCGGTTTCTGGAACGATAAAAAAGAAAAAACAAACTTTTTGATCTTTATTTTCTTACAGCTTTTCAGAACAAAAAAAATCCAAGAAGATTTAACACTTGCATTAAAAATCAAAGTACCCGGAGATGTTCGATTAGTAAACGCCTGGGGTGTACTCCGCCAAATGTTTGCAATAAACGTGGCAGACAACCTGCTAAATGATGAACACTACTATCCGCTATTACTGCTAAATGACACCAAAAGCCCTTTCATAACTGCTGACCAGCCAGTTATAAATACGCACTCCATAGGGTCAACACTCTTTCAGGAGCCTGATCAATTCGAAGTTTACTACCCTGTATCCCCAAGAAAGGCAATTATATTAACCAACATCCAACCAAAACCAAAAAACGACTTCATGATATTAAGTGATGATAATGTCACTCTTTACAATTCGTACATGATAGACAGATCGCACGAACAAATATTCTCCACCTCAAGAGAAGCACTAGAACAGATAACTATCACACAAGACACAACACAAACAGCAGCTAAAGATTAATATATCAAAGGACATATAATTCCAGCATGCACAGCAGCATCAAAAATATCAGATTGTTATTTCTTTTGTTATTAACGAAAGTTCGCCTACTCGTACTGAGTTACCTGTAAATATTGCAGCTGTAGTAGGCACTGGCCCTGAACCGTGAACATGCGCAGCAATTTGAATATTCATCTCATGCAGCAGATCGAGAGTGTCGCAAACGACTTGAAATAGGTTAAGTTCATTCGATCCGATCCAATTCTTCGGCGCCTGTAGTTGCTGGCTAATCTCGGCGACGCTCTTGCGTAGTCCCTGAATCCTTTCCTGCATGTCGCCACCCACCGTGGCGTTGTGCTTCTGCCCCACCACCAGGTTCAAGTCACGGCCGGTGGCCTGGTGCAGATCATCCACAGCCGCCAGGCTCGCGGATCCGCCCGAAAACAGCTTGAGTGCGCCCAGCGCCTCGATCGTCTTGATGCCTCCCACCGATTCGGTCGAATGATCGTCCACCGTCCTGGTGTGATTCTGGAAGCTCTCCGTGTTGTCCAGGGCTTCAACTTCGCGCTCGATCGCCTTGTCTTGGATCTTGCCATCCGTCTGGCGCAGCCAGTTGCCGTCGGCATCGACGCGCTGCTGACAGGCCTCGCTGTGTTGCCACACCTGATCGCCCTTCGGCACCCGGGGTAGGCTCAGACCGTGCGGCAGGATCTGGGTGATAAAGGGTTTATTCGGTAGACCGTAGGCGAAGCTGATTACTACGGTGGTGCCCTCCTCCGGAAAGCCAAACATACCGGCTTCCTGTCCGCCCATTGGCGCCGGCAACGGCAAGCTGGTCAGGATCGGTAGCGCCGGATCTGGCTCTCCATCAGGCAGCAGCACTTCGACGTCGACGCCAAAGCGCGGCCGGAAGTCGTCACACAGACCTGGTGCTGCAGGTGCATCAGGAACGGCCACGACGCGGCCAAAGCGCGGCAGGTGATAACCACCGCTGAGTTCAGGGAATTGCCGGTCTACTGCACGGCGGATTGCGTCTTCCATCGGATGGCCATCTGGTTGCCGGCGAGCGTCACGGACGTGATCCGATCGCCTTGGTTGATCGATGCACCTGGTCGCAACCCGGGAAGGGCCGCGACCATGGCGCTCTGATTGCTCTGGTAGCCGTCGAACAGCTCGACCGGCAGCTGCAATGGCTCGCGGGTACCGAAGAAGCTGTCGGCCCAACTGCCGACGAACACCTCGCCGTCGCCCTGTTGCTGCCAGATGAAGTCAGGGATGTTGAACACGGTGGCCAAGCTGTCCATCGCCTGATAACCGGCGGCCAGGCTGTAGAAAAACGGCGCCTTGACCTTGGCATAGGGCTTGTCCGGTACCCGAAAGCGAAGCCCGGTTTTGGTGCTGACCTCGGCCAGCACCGCCTGCAGGTCCACATGGCGCAGATTCAACGGCAACGGGTTGGCCAGGATCGCGGCGAGCTCACGACAGAACAGCACCTGCTCCAGGTTCGAGGACGTGGTAGAGCGCTCGACGTAGCCAATGAAGTGGCGCTGCAAAGGGCTGTCGTTGTAACCAACATCGAGCATCACCAGGCCTTTCACGGCGGCACCGGCCTTGATGGTGAACGTCGCCCGCCCAGGGCTTTTGATATCGAGCCGGACGTCGTCGTTGACCAGCGAGTAGGCGGTGCCATTGATGGTCAGCACCTTATGCAGCTTCATGCTCATTTCGGCGCCCCGCCCAGGTAGTTGTCGAGTTTCTTCAACGTGGCTTCAAAGCCCGACAGTTCCTCGCCCTTCCCGCTGCCATCGGCACCGGCGCCGGTTCCGTCGCCGGCGACCGCTTTCCCTGGTGCGGATTGCTTGGCCACCCCATTGCCGGCACGGCGGCTTTCGACCCGTTCGGGGTTGGACAATTTTTCAGACAGGGTGAACTGCACCAGCCAGGCCGCCAGCGAATCATCTTCCCGGGCGCTCACGCCCTCTGAGAATTCGACCTCTCGAATACCGAACGCGGCGGCGGTGTCGTTGACGATGCGGTACTTTTTGAGCTGGCCACCGCTGGCCGTGGACTCCGCCAGGCGCATCAGCGTGCGCAGTTGATCCTTGTCGACAAAGGGGATCATCAGCGTCACTGCCAGGGTCTTGGGTTTGAAGCCTTTGTGCCCCTTGTCGGTGCTGCTGGTCTGCCCCGACATGTCGTCGGCTTCGATACGCAGGTTGGCGGTGACCTTCATTTTCTTGCCGAGGATCTGTTCGCCGTCGAGTAGCAACGTCATAGGCCCACCAACTCGCGTACAAAACTCAACCCTTCCAGCGATCCGACCAGCAGCACGCCGGCGGACAGTACCCATTCGTGGCCCGGGGCCTCGCCCTCGAGCAGCAACCGGCGCAGCTCGTTGACATCACCAGGGCCGATCAAGCGAGCGCGCATGCTGGTGTCAGCAGAGCCGCCGGCCAGCAACGCCTTGAGGTCATTCAACTGCTGATCGCGGCCTTGCTGCTGAGCCGCCTTGCGGGTGGCCAGCGCGGCGAGATCGCCCATCGGCGAACTGTCCGCTGCATAGCTCTCCAGCACCGCCAGTTGGCCGGACATGGATTGCTTCGCGGCCTTGACCAGGGTGCAGCGCTCGAGCGGCAGCGATTGCCAGCGCGGCAACGGGCCAGAACTGGGCATCTCCCACTTTTCCGTCTCCAGCGTCGACAGGTGTTGGGCGCGGCGTTCGGTGCGCACCAGGTCAGGAATCGGCAGCAACGCATTGAAGCGCGTCAGGGTGCCGGCCAGTTGGTCGTAGTTCGTGCCCAGGAACAACAGCGACAGCGCGTACTGCGGCCCGGTCGGGCGTCCGGTATCGGTGCCGTCGATCAGTTTGCTCGCCAGCTGCTGCAGCAGATTCGGCGCAGACAGAAAACGCTGGTTACCACGACCCTGGCCAACACCACTTTGAAACGGTGTCACCACCAGGCAGGCCGGCGCCTCACCCATTTGTTCAGCCATCGCCGCACGGCCGGCGGCGATCGCGTCCTTTGCCGCGTCTCCGACCGGCCCCGGGTTGGTGCTGGCCAGCCCATCGAGACTGGCCAGGCGCAAGGCGGTGCTGGCCAGCTCGCCGCCGGCCAGATCCTTGGCCGCGCCCAGTCCGTCCATCCATTGCGTGGCCTGCTCCGGCCAGCGCATGGTCACCGGTGCCCAGTTCACGATGGCTGATCCTCCCAGGTCACGGTCTCAAGCGCGGCCAGGTCGTTGCCGGCCAAAGCCTTTTCCAGTTTCTGCTTCAGTTGGTTGGCCTTCTGCAGCAGCTGCAACTTGAAGAGCGTGAAGTCGTCACCCACCCGGCGCAGTTGGGCAAAGGTATGAAACCGAAAATCCTTTTTCCCTTGTTCATCACGGCAGGCATACGGACTGTCCAGCCCCGCCAAAATGACACCAGTGAGGTTCAGTTGATCGTCCAGCTCGCTGCTGTACTGGTGCGGTGTGCCGAGGGACGAGGACCAGAAGCCGCCAGTAATCGCGACCACGCAGGCGTTGTTGACCTCGATCACCTTTGTTGCATGCACGGAAGCCTGATCTTTCATCCAGCCGCCGTCTTGCCAGTGATGCGTTGGTGAGGGTTTCGGGATTGCGGTATACCCGTCAGGCAGCGGCCCGAGGTCGGAATAATGCTCAGCTTCGCCGGTGTCGGTGCGATACACCGACCCGCGATGATCCTCCACCTGGTGCGCCTCACCGTTGACCAGTGCCCATACACAGCCGGTCGCTGAAACGGGCAGCGCCTTTTCAAACTGAACCGTGTTGCTGGGCAAATACGACCCCATACCTGGGACACCACGCAGCACCACAGGCCCAGCGAGGACGCCGACGTCGTCGAATTGATAGATAGTCATAGCTGCCTCAGATCAGTTTGATTCGGCCCGGGTAGGCCAAGTTGCGTGGGTACGCTTCACTGCCGCCTTCAAAGCTGACAGCGCCGTTGACTAAGGGGGTGCCGACGACCACGTTTCCGAAAGCGACCAGGCCATTGGACCCAGTGCTTAGATTCAAACCCAACCCCTGTCGTGCAGCGTGTTGGTGTTCCTTGTTCTGGCTCAGCCTCGAGCTACCGGCGGTTCGACCGATGTCGACGCCTCGGCTTTCATCCAGAATCCGAAGGAACTCACCGCGCCCTTCTGGGCCTCGAAACGTCTGCACGCCATCGCCCGCAGTCCAACAGCCTTCCTTACCCGCGCGTGTCGCTTCGGTCGCGACCATTCCCGATTGCTGGGCGTGATCCCACAACCATGGCCATTCCGCCCGAAGGATCAGCGGGCCGTCTAACGCCCCGTAACCACCCGGGTTGAACAATGTGGTGGTCTCGAACACCGGGCGACCCAGGGGGGTCGCATCGAGCCGACCGATCGGCCACCAGTTGCCCGCGCCGTCGCTGCGCAAATGCCACCAGTCGCCCGCCCCCATCAGTACCAGGAAGCCATAACCGGCAGCCTTAAGGTGCGTATGAAACTTGATTTTGTCGCTACCGCTGGCCTGCACGACCAAGCGGTTGGTGGTGTTATCAGCCCGTCGAATGATGAAATCGACCACGCCCAGCGCGGCATCCGATTTAGGCAACGTAACCGTGTGGTTCGCCAGGTTGGCGTCGACCACAACCAAGCCACGCTCTGCTGCCGTAAGCACCTTGTCTTCGGAAAAACTGGAAACATGTATGCGAATGGAATCCCACAAGCTGGCCACAGCTTTGGACGTGGCCAAGGATTCGCTGTCATCAAGGGTGAAGCTGTCGCTCTTGGCGTTGGGCAAGTTGCCCAAGTCCACGTCGTCCTTGGTAGTCGCCCGTGCGCGCAGGTTTGGATAGTCACCGACTCGGGCGGCGAAGTAGCTCACCAGCGGCCCATCAATGGGCTCGACCGGACGCCGATCGGTGATGGTGTTGGCATTGGTCAAGTCGGCGATGGCCACGCAGTAGTGCTTCGCACCGGCGCTGTCGGTGTAGTCAGGACGAGCGGCGGCAAACACCACTTGCCAGCTGGCGACCACATCGCTCAGCTCGCGCTGCAGGGCGACATCGATCCAGGCGGTGCACGGAAACGCCGCCGGCACGACCGGCAACGCGGCACTGCGAACCACGCGAACGCCTTCGACGTAAGCCACCCCGGGCTTGAGCTGGTAGGCACTGCCCACTTTTTCCAGCTGCAGCGAATTGCCGAGAAAGCACGCTCGGCCGTAGATGTCGCGGTTGCTCAGACGTTCACGCTCATCGATGCCGGCCAGGCGCACGGTGAAGTCATGCTGCCAGGTGCTGGCATCAATGGTGATGCCGGTCAGCGCCTGGGCGCCGTCGAAGGCCACCAGGAAGTTGCGCGTCAGGTTGTTACCGATCTGTAGCGGCGGAATGTTGCGGCGCTTGATCTGCAGCGGCACGTAGGCCACGGCAAACAACACACCCTCAGCCGTTTCCAGGCCGATCCAGTTGAAATCCCAATCGCCGACGTCGGAGCCGATCTGCGAGCTGTACACCACCTGGTTGGGGTTCACGTAGCCGGCGTTGTCGTCGGGGATCTCGTACACGTACACGATCTGCCCTGCAGCAGGCTTCGGCGCGGCACGATCGACCGGGCCATTGGGATCAAGCCCAGGGACATTGGCAAAGATAAAACGCACCACATCAAGGCCCTGCTGGGCGACGTGTTTTTGCGCGATCAGGCTTTCACCCGCAAGGGTAATACTGGCTCCCATGGGGGCTCCTAAAGGCTGGCAACCAGCGTTTGCTGGTCGTCGTTGAAGTCGACCACGGCGATGCGAAACGGCACCGGTGTGATGGTCACGAAGTCATAGCGGCGGCAGGTGCGGCCGTATTGCTGAATCAGCACCCGCAACAGCTCCGGGTTTTGCGACAGTTGGGTGTCGGAGAAGCGCAGCAGCACCACGTCCCAATCCCGATCGGGCATGCGCTCCTCGATCTCGACGTAACCGACCCCAAGTCGCTGCAGGATGCGTTTCATGCCGGCGGTGCTGCCGGCGTCCACCGCGTTGATAAAGGCGTATTTCACCCGCAGGCGGTAAAGGGCCTCCGGCTCGCCCTTGAAACGGGTGATATCGCGCTGCCAGGCCAGCAGATCGAGGACGGTCAGGTGGCAGGTGTCGGGGTCGAGCTGCAGCAGTGGCCAGCGCAACCAACCCTCGACTTTTTCCCACCAGGACTGGGCGGCAGCGGTGAGTTTTTCCAGCTCGGTACCGCCGAGCCAGAAACGCAGGCTGAGCTTAATCATGGGGCAGCACCTGCAGACTCTGAATCCGGGGGATGTTGAGTTCCGAAAGGATGTCGTCATTCTCAAAGTGCAGCGACTCGATGCCCGGGAACTGCTGGTGGAGTTCTTCGCCCAGGCGGCTGAATGAAAACCGCGACTGCGGGAAGGTCAGCGTTGGCTGGTAGTCGCTGGTCGTGCTCTCGCGAAAGGCCGCTCGGATGAACAGCGTGGTTTCGTCCAGCAAGGTCTGGCGCTGCGCAGCGGTCAAGGTCGAGCGCGGCCAGAGCGTCACGCTCAGTGCGTGCAGGGTTTCGGGCATCACCATCACCAGCAGGTCGTCGCCGTGGCCATGGTTGCCCAGGTCGCGAATGTGAGCGTTGATCTGCTCCAGGTAAGTCGCCGCCGGCACGTCCGCATCGAACAATACAAAGGCGTTGGCACTGCCTGGCCCACGTGGGGCGCCATGTTCGAAATACACGCCGTCCGGACGCACACCCGGGAAGGCGGAAATCATCGCCCGATACACCGCGTCGGTGTGCCATTGGTTGACCGCCGAGAACTGATTGCGCACGCGCAGACGCAGCTCGTCGTTGGGTTCCTTGTCCGCCCCGGGCGTGGTCAACCAGCCGTCCGCGTTGGCCACCTGGGCAATGCCTGGAATCGGCACGGGCAGTACGGCGTAGTAACCCGGCGCCAGGTTGAAGCCACTGCCGACGTCCACCGCCTCGACCGGGATCTGCAGCTGCATGGCGCCATCGGTGAAGGTGCCGAGCGCCGTGGTTACCAACTGGTACACGTGACCATTGATCGCGGCGGACTGCACTACGGTGCCCACCGCGACCTCGAGGGCGCCGCCGGCGGCAACCCGGGTGAACAGCAAGAACCCCTTGGCCTTGGTCGCGCCCTTGCGCTCGACGTTCACACCCCAGGCCAGCATGTCGAGCCAGGCATCCACGGCGGTTTTGACGAAGAAGTTCGGCAACACCGTAGTGACGAAGAAGTCGAGGATCCACATCACCGGCTTGGTCACCAACGCGGTGACCACACGCCAGAACGGTGACCAGGTGCTGGTGTTGCTTAGCTTGCTGCCCTGGGCGACCACTTCCGCTTCCCACGCCTGGCGCAAACCTTCTTCGGTGGTGGGAATGCCGGCATCGCTCAGCGCCTGCTTGAAATCTACGTCGCTCACACCGTTACCTCGATCGTGCCGAATTTCAGGGTTGTGGCCGTCACCAGGTACTGCCCGGGTTCGAGCTGGCTGATCAGTGCCGTTCCCGGTACCAGACGTTCGTCCGCCTCGACCAGCAGCTCCAGTCGCTGGATACAGTCACGCTGTTTCAGGCTGTTGCGCTCGGCGACCAGGGTCACCAGCAGGCCGCTGTCGCGGATCATGTGCGCGATGTCCTGGGCGATGCTGGCCCGGTCATCAATGAGCACCGGTTGCCGCGACGGATCTAGCACCAGGTCGTTGTCAACAATCAGCAAATCGATGTATTCGCTCATCCGCCGACCGCCATGCTCATCATGTTTTCCATCTCCAGCGGGGTCATTGGCTTGTTGTTCTGAATGGTCAGGTTCTCCACGTGGGTGCCCTTGTTCTGGCTGCTGGTGGTGTTCTGAATGCTGCTCAGCAAGCCGCCCGGAGGCACGGCCGAGGCACGTGTCGGGGACAGGTTCGGAATCGCCGAGTTGATGGTCTGCTGGGCTTTTTGCGCGGAGCTCGCGGTGTCGGCCGCATTAATGGCCACGTCAGCACCAGGTACTTCCGGCATGCCGCCAAACCGCGCTTCGATGTTCACGCCGGGGATGCTGTTGAGCATCTCGATCAGGCTGTTGATGGCCTTGTAGAAGACCCCGACGATGCTGTTCCAGGCGCCCTTGGCCATGCTCGACCAGCCGCCCATGGAGTTGAACCAGTTGGACAGGGTCTTGAATTGGTCGCTGACCCACTTGAACGCCTCGCTGTTCATCAGGGCCGCCGTCCATTCGTCCCAGTAGTAGACGGCGACCGCGACGATGGCGACCAGTGCGGCGATGCCCATCACGATGACCCCGATCGGGTTGGCGGTCAGGGCCACGTTGACCAGCCAGATAGCCGCCTGCCAGGCCAACATGACGCCGCGCACGACCAGCATGGCCGCACCGAACAGCGTCAAGATGGACAGGTAAGCCAGGATGGCCAGCTTCTGCAGCACAAAACCGGCCACCGTGCGCAGGTTCAGCAGCTGCACGACCTTCCAGACAGACACCAGACCCAACCAAGTCATGCGGCTGATGCCGATCACCATGGTCAGCGCGGACATCGCGAAGATGATCCCGAAGACGGTCAACGTCACGATGCCGATTACCCGGGCGATGTTCGGAAACAAGTTCGTCCAGCGGGTCAGCGTGGCGCCAATCGCCACCAGTTTGTTCATCAGCGGTGTCAAGATCGGGATCAGCACCTGGCCAAATACCACGCGCAAGGCTTCGACAGCGGCAGCGAACTGCTGCCACGGGTCCACCATGGCCTTGGCCATGTTCTCGGCGTTCTCCAGGCCGCGAACCTTGCCCAGTTGATCCATGCCATTGCGCAGGCGGTCGGTGTCCTTGGTCAGCGCGGTGATGACACGGGCGCCTTCACCGCCAAAGGCGTCGATCAGCTTGGCGCCGGCGTCAGCGCTGTTCAGGTCGCCGAACTTGCCCTCGAGCTTGCTTAGAATGTCCATCATCGGCAGCAACTTTCCGTTCTGACCGGTGAACTTCATCCCCAGCTTTTCCGAGGCTGCGCCGATGTTTTCAAAAAACGCCTTGTAGATCCCTCCGGCGTCCCCGCCTTCCATGGTGCTGCTGAGCGAGCCGATCACCGCGAACTGCTCGGCCAGGTCGACGCCAAAGGTGGTGGCGATCGATCCGACTTCCTTGAACGCGTCCTTGAGCTGGGCGCCGTCGGTGCGGAACAGCTTCACCGCCAGCGCCGTCTGGCCGCCGAGTTTTTCAACCCACTCGGCTTTGCCCATGGCGTCGGCCTGGCCCTTGAACAAGTTGTACATGGTGCCCACGTAGGCACCCATCGTTTCCGCGTCGCCCTTGGTCGCTTTGGCCAGCAGGTTGCTGGTGTTGGTGAACGTGGCCAACTGGTCACCGGTGAGCCCCTTGATCGCGCCTTCGATGCTGTACGCCGACGCGACAAAATCCCGGGCGTTTTCGCCGTAGGCCACCGAGAACTCCAGGGATTTTCGATTCAGCGCGTTCAGCGCGTCCTCAGCCACCCCCAGCGATCGGACCTCGCCCAGGGCGCGATTCATCTCCAAGGCCGGGGCCAACGATTCGGTGATGGCCGCACCGGCGCCGATCATGCCGCCCAGCCCCATGCCCATCGTCTTGATGTTCTTTTCGCTCTTCTCGGCAAGGTCGGAAAAACCCATTTTCACCTTGCCCAGGGGCGCGGTGACTTTGTCGGTCAGGCTCAAGATGAAGGCCAGGCGGGCAGCGCGGTCAGCCATGCGTGTTTATCCGTTCAATGCCTGGGCGATGCCGTTGGCAACGGCGATCCCCATGCGGTGCCAATATTCGTCCTCCAGCCACTTGGCAGTGCCCATCACCTCGGGTGTGGGCGCTTCACCAGGAAACCAGCGACCGGACAGGGCCAACAGTTGGCCTAGCCCGTCCTCTTTCAGGCGCTCAGCGTGCTCGAGGGCTTTTTTACGATGACTTCAACGTCCGGGCCGTACTCCTCGACCAGCGCGCCGGCGAGTTGCATCACCATCACCGGGTTGCCCAGCAGGGCCTTCAATGTGGCGCGCTCTTCCTGCTTGATGGTGTTGACCAGCAGGTTGTTCGCTGGGGCGACCTTGTTGTTCTGAGTCAGGCTGTTGAAGTACTTGGTCACGTCCTGGGGCGTCAGGGTGAAAGTGAATTCTTTGTCGCCGACTTCCAGGGTGATATCGCGTGTTTCGCTCATGATCTTTTCCGTTGTGGTGGTTGGTTAAAAAGGTGCTGCAGCCGCTGTTCCAGCCGGTCTTCCAGCTTTTCCATGGCCTTATCGATGTGCTCGGCCCGGACGTATCGCTCAGCGACCTCGATGCGAAACTCGAGGTGTTCACGGCGGGCCGCGCTGATCTGTTTGAAGAGGTACACCTGAAAGCCCGCGACACCGGTCAGGACCAGTTCGGTCAGCATCAGCAGTACGCTCACGGTCATGGATGAAAGCTCCATTTCATGCGCTCCAGTTGCCACGGCCGCCAATCCGGACGGCGGTGTACATCAGCCAGGCCAAAGGCTTGGGCATGCCCTCCTCGAGCAGGGCGTCGTAAAACACCTGGTCGGCTTCGGCCTTGGTGAATCGGTCAGTGGCGTTGGTGTAAATGAAGTCATGCACCACCGAAGGCCGGCGGGCGCATTCATCGTCACGCGGGATCAGCCACCAAACCGGCCGGGGCACGCTGGCCAGGTCGGTGCGGTAGCACTGCGGCACAGTCACCCACTGGTTGCGAGTGGTCAGGTACATCAGCGGCCGCACCAACTGCCACTGCTTGGTGCCCATCACCGCCTTCACGACCAGCGAGCTTTTAAAGGGCATCGGCGGCGCACTCCACGCGGATCTTGTTCGGTGCGGTGTCATTGGCGATCTGCGCACGCAGCAACACGCGGCCCGTTTCCGGGGCATTGCAGTACAACGCCACAAACGTTGAGGCACTGCGCGCCACAACGTTGTGCGTTTCGCTGAGCGCGCAGCCGACCAGGGCGACGACGGTGAACACGGCAACAATCAACAGTCGGGACATTCAGTAGCTCCAGATCGCAGGGCTGGGGAATCGGCCACCGGCCGGCGCCATGCCCAGGTGTAGGAAACGGGCATTGCCGCGCTGGCTGATGCCGAAGCGGGTGAACTTCAGGTTCATCGCCAGCCGCAGGATCTCCACCGCGTCTTCACCACGGCAGCGCACGTCAACGGCCAGGCCGGTGCAGTGTTCACCTGGTGCGGGCTTGTTCACTTCCACTGGGTGCTTCGGGCAGCGGTAGGCGCTGCTCAGAGCCATCGGCCGGCCAAACTGCTGACGCAGGGTCACCAGCTCGACCATAAACGCCGGATCCATCTCGGCGCCGGTGCTGTTGCATTTGCCGCATTTGCAGCGCAGTTCAGCCGCGGCGAAGTGCGGCCAGGTGGTGAGGCTCATCGGCGTTGTCCTTGCTCGGAAAGAGACTCGCAGGGCGTGCAGCGGACTTTTCCGCCCAGGGCACGGCGCTTCTCGGGAATCGGGTTTTCGCAGTCCCGGCAGTGGGTCCGGCTTGGCCCGATCGGGCGCACCTGGGCAAGCTGGGCCGCGATCGCCTGGTCACGCTGGCGTTGCTCCAGCGCTTGGGCACGGTCGAACGGGCACACCATCAGCGCAGGCCCTCGATCTCGGCCGCTGCCAGGTACGGCACGCCGTTGACGCGGATAAAGTCCGGGCTGGTGACCTCGAAAGGCACCTTGTGCTTGGACTTCTCGCCGCCCTTGGGATCGACACTGAGCAGGCTGGACACCTTCAACTTGCAGCCGAAAGCCTCGATGCGTAGTTCCTCTTCGCCAGCCTTGGCAAAGAACACCACGTCGAAAGGCTCCAGTTGGCGGAAGCTGCCGG